AATTTAAAGAGGGGCGCGACTCTCCAACGCGCAACAAACCATAACTCATACCATCAAATACCATGACTTTTCCAAAGCTCATCAAGACCGTTGAGACCGCGCATCCAGCACGATTCTTGTCTGGATTGCGAATCTACAAGACCCAATTTATTGACGTTGGAGACCGCATCGTTGCTGTTGAGTTTTTGCACTTGAACTCGGGACAACTTCACAAAGTTAGGCAACGCGAACTTCGCGAAGAAGACCGCGAGCTTCTAGCCAACTGAATCATCAACGTGGGGAGCGCATACGTTAAACGCTAAAAACCATTAACACCCATCAAATACCATGAAATACCATTGCAGAAACAAAGATAACAAAGTCCTAAGCATTCACCGCAGCATTGAGGAGGCTCTCCGCGCTAGAGACGTTTGGAACCATACCATTGAGCTAATCGGAATCACCGATGAGACCGGACGGTTGCTGGAAGCTACCGAGATCGTCCAATCCAAAGCCGCTACTTGGATGAAAGGTCTCCGATGAACTTGGGACCACTTATTGCGGCTCTCATCGCTGTGGAGTCTAACGGACGGGACAATGCGGTTGGCGACGGTGGTCTAGCTATCGGTGCGCTCCAGATCCACAAAGCGGTTGTGGTGGACGTTAACCGGATTGCTGGCACTCATTACACTCACGCTGAGATGACCAACCGGATTGCAGCCCGTCGAGTTTGCGAGATTTATCTTAATCACTACGGCAAAGGTTGTACGACCGAACAACTAGCTCGCAAATGGAACGGAGGCGGTCCCGCTGGTGATAAGAAAACAGCCACAATCGCGTACTGGAACAAAGTTAAACGCCATCTCAAATGAATTCTTCTCAAAGAGTTGTTTTGGAAATTAAGATTGCTCCTGAAAACGGAGTTATTGAAGAAGGAGGCACTATGATAGTTGAGCTTATTGAAGAATACGGAGAGAGGTATGTTCAACTAAGGGATATGCACAATCCAGAATGGATGTTTCCAATTATGGATGAGACACAGTGGTCTAGAATTAAAACATCAGTAAATTTTGCTATAAAGATATGCTAATAATACAAAAAGCACCTATGAACAAATCAGTCATCATATCAGAAGAGGCTCACAAACTACTCAAAGAATACTGCCAGAGCGAAGGTATCAAAACCCAACATCTAGCGGATCGAATTATCCGCGAGTGGCTGGAGAACAAGAAGGAATCGAAATGAGCAACCAACCAATCAACGACGGAGGACCGTTTTCCGTTGACTCTGCGGTTTAATTTGCCACAGTGAGCGCGTGAAACAAATCACGCTCATTGCACCGCTTAAATCCTACTCTTTGATTTCAGATGAAGACTTTGAACTCATTTCAGATTCAAAATGGATATTAGGATCAAATGGATATGCTTACAAATCAGGATACAGAAAGCGTGGCGCACAATGTCTCATGCACCGAATCATAATAGGTGCAAAACAAGGAGAAGAAGTGCATCACATTAATGGGAACAAACTTGATAATAGGCGTCAGAATCTTGAGTTAACAACACCACAACAACACCAGATAAGCCATCATTCTTGGATGCTGGCAGAACGAAACAAGAAAAGGAGAATATATGACACACACGCAAAATGCATCAGATGCGCAGTGCAGTTCACAAAAGACCCAAACCATAGGGGAAGGCAAAAATGCTGCGGAAAACGATGTGCAATCATGCTCGCAGTTGAAGCGAGGAAGCGAACCCGCATTTCCGGGAATGGATTACGTCAGTCAGTACGGAAAGAAGAATCCTGAAGGCATGACCCTGCGCGACTACTTCGCAGCGGCTGCCACTGAAAAAGACATTCAGGAGTTTATTCCTGCAACCTGTGGAGAAGCTGATCAGTTCCGGCAAAAACACGGATTCTTACCAAGTCGTCAGTGGGCGAGATATTGCCATGCCGACGTGATGCTTAAGGCGAGGGGGGAGAAATGAGCGATACACCCAAGACAAATGCGGCAAAATTCTGGTCTGACATTGGAGGGTGGGTAACGCCTGCCTCTAAGTTTATGGAACTGGAACAGGAACTCAACGCGGCAAACCGGCACATCAATCGGTTGGTTCAAGCTGGTGACTGCTTATTGAGTCATCGCAATAGCACCGATTATCACGAAAAAGTTAGAGAGTGGGACAAAGCAAAGAAGGACAAACCATGACAGACCTAGAAATCAATATCGCAATTGCTGAAATGTGTGGCTGGGGATTTCTTTCAAAAGATAAATTTATTGTTATACCGCCCAATAGTCCGTATAGCGTTCAACCTCTTTCAACAATTACTGATTATGTTAACGATCTCAATGCGATGGCGGAAGCAGAGCAGATTCTGGACTCTACGAATGGAGGAATCACAGACCCAAGTTGCTTGCGCTACGCATACGGCAGTGAGATCTACCGTATCGTTCCAAATGATATTCAACCATTCAGGGCATCAGCCCGTCATCGTGCAGAAGCGTTTCTCAGGACGGTTGGAAAATGGAAGGAGTCCAATCCGTGAGCGACATTCACTAAATCAGGCAGTTTCACCGAATGCTAAAACCGAAACAACCAATGAAAGACTCAAGACCAATCATAGCCGGACTAATCGCAGGACTTGTTGCCGCTGCATGCATCCTCTGGGGAGGACATACCGGAGCGCGACAGGTAAAGGAACATGCGGTCATCAAAGGCCACGCCGAATGGGTGGCCGATCAGAGCGGAAGAGCAGTGTTCAAATGGAAGGAGGCGAAATGAGCGACACCCCAATATCAGACAGCACTCCGCACAACGTAGCCGATCTGGGAATGCTGTGCAGGAGGCTGGAACGCGAACTCACAGCGGCAAACTCAATCATCCGGCAGCAGCAATTATTGGATGAGGAGAACCTGCGGTTACAAGAGTGGATCAAGCGGCTGGAGGAGGCTCTTGCAGCGTACCTAGACCTTCTAGGAACCGATGGTGTCGAGCAGGGAGTGGCTGTGGTGCGTGGGATGAAAGAGCGCATCAAGCGGTTGGAGGAGGCGGGGGATAGAGCGATTGAGAACTCATACTATCCAGACCGAGTTAAAGTGTGGCACAAAGCCAAGGAGGCCAAGCCGTGAGTGATACAATTATTCTTGATAGCAAAAAGTGCAACGCGGAATTACTAACCATCCACGCCGACGGCCGCATCACTGTAGCCGAGCATCTTAAACCTACGGAGACAGCAGCGAAGGTGTTACAGATCATGCGCGAGCAATGGTTGGCCGACATCCAATCCAAAAAGATCCGCGAGCAAGAGGACCACATCAAGCGGTTGGAGGAGGCGGGGGATGCAGTCGAAGAACGACTTGGCTGCGGGTGTGGATGCGGTGGGCCTTGTCGGGCTTGCCGTAGCGCATCCGAGAACTGGTTTAAAGCCAAGGAGGCCAAGCCGTGAGCATCACAATCAAATCGTGGATCGTGCCAGCACTCATCACCGTAATCCTGCTGTGCATCATGTTCAGGCCATACCGTTCCAGCGGGCAGTATGACTTTGGACAGATCTTCCGGCTGTTTTGGCTGATACCTATTGGAGCCGTTTGGATAATTTATATGGGAATTCTTTTAATTATTAAGGAGGCAAAGCCGTGAGAACCTCAACTGAAACACTGATCGCAGCCATGCACATATTGGCAACAGAAATCCAATCCGACGATGGCGTGGCCAACTCAGCAATCGCTGAAGCAGGGGAGCGACTAGCGGAGCAGCATATGCGCATCACCCAATTAGAGCGTGAGAACGACGCTCTCCGCGCCGATCTGCTGCTGTGGGACAAAGCTGGCATCGGATTTACCACGGAGGACAAGCCGTGAACCTCAACGATTCCCAGCGCAAGCTCATCACCAACAGCATTTCCACTGTTTGGAAGGGAAAGCGCGAATGCCCGATCTGCATCCCCACCACCGTTTGGGGCATTGGAACCCTCGTTGAGGTCCGAGAGTTCAACGAAGGTAATCACTGCCCCGGCGCAGCCATCACCCCACTGATACAAGTCGAGTGCCAAAACTGCGGGTACACCGTTCTGTTCAACGCCATTGCATTGGGTGTCGTTGACCGAGACACCGGCAAGGTGAAGGAGGGAAAGCTGTGAGCGATACACCAAGGACGGATGCTGTCGATGCTTACATACGAACAAGAAGAGAGTTTTCAATAACAGACCATCAAGTGTGGCAAGAACATGGTGAGCATTTGGAACGAGAACTCAACGAAGCCAACAAAACAAACAGACTCCAATACGAACTGATAACGACCGCAGAAAAGCGTGGAGTAGATAAAAGTAAAGAGGAACTCAATCGTCTCAACGACCGCATCAAACAACTCGAAGCCAAAGTGGACGAACTCCACGACTTGGAGAAATGGTTGGAGGGAAGATGATTGTACCCATCGGCCCTGCCGCATTCGTGTTCTGTCACAAGCGAACCGGCCAGATTGTCGTCGTACCCAACGAACGATGGCATGAATTGTACGACAACAAAGAGGACTGGGAACACACTGCGAGCGTGAATGCTTGTGGCGCACTTCAGTACATCATCGACGTCAAACCGGCTGAACGGAAACGATACATCAAGTCACTTACGGAAAAGCCATGAGATCAGTTCAAGACATCATGCGAGAAGGGACCGGCATCAAAGTCCTAAGCCGCAAAGACGTTGGAGAAGCAGTCAGAGCAGCCAAAGCTAAGAAAACAGAGTTCACTAGCTTCTGGACTCGAAAGAAAGGCAAAGCAACCAAATGAGACAATCAACATACATACCATTACGGGGACACATACCACAAGCAGTTGTATTGGAAGTGCTAGAAGACATTAGCAAAAACAAAACATACAGACAGATCAAAGAAGATTACTCAGTCAGCTTAGGTTGGATACACAAAGTCAGACATAACAAGATTAGAAAATGAGCATGCTTAGCAAAATCGGAATCACTAAAGACGCAATCGCAAGACTCTTGGGAGTTCATAAGACGGTGACGGTTAAGGAACCGCAATGGGAGCCACTCAGCAAGAAGACCAAGCGCGGTCGTGGACGACCAAAAGGCCAGAAGATCCCGCAATGGGTCGTTGATGCGGTAAGGAACTCTCACAAGAGCTTCACCGCTAAGGAACTATCAACCAAGTACGGAGTCTCTGACTATTGGGTCTGGGCTGTACGCAACAACAAGTTCAGAAAGTAACCAAATCCAACGATAATCAACGCGAGTGTGTCTTGATTAAGTTCTAATTCCATGATTCTTCAACATTGTGAACATTACACAGCACCAACGCCGAGTGATGGCGATTGGTTGCAGTCATGGCAACCGAGCGAATCAAGATGCACTCGCTGCGGTGCTTTTGTTCCGCGAGAGATTCAAGCCAGACGAAGTGATTCATCTCGGAGACGCATACGATCTTGCATCGTTGCGGTCTGGTTCACTCCGCGACCCTCAAGACTCGGACCAAGCCGATGACTATTTGGACGACATTCAAGAGGGGGCAAAGTTCTTGGATGAATTGAGGCCAACAGTCTTCACAATGGGCAACCATGACGAACGAGCTAAGAAGTATCTTAATCATCATAACGCTGTTGTAAGAGGTTTTGCTGAAGCTGTATGGGAACGAATGCTAAAACCAATTGAGAAACACTGTCATACTTTTATCAAATACAATGATTGTCACGACAGATCCTTTTACAAGTTGGGTGGATTTCGGTGGGGACATGGAGTCTTATTCGGTGAGAACTTCTTGCGTGACTCCGCTGAGACATTTGGTAACTGCGTTGTGGCCCATGCTCACAGAGCGGGTCAAGCGACTGGTCGCACTCAATCAAATCCGATTGGCTTTTGCGTCGGTACTTTGGCAGACATTCCTGCAATGGATTACGCGAGCAAACGACGATCAACCCTAGCATGGTCCCACGGGATTGTTTTTGGGGAATACACAGATAAATCAGCGCAACTCTACCTCCACCAATGGCCGCAAAACGAACAGAAATGGACTCTGCCGACCTTTTAAGACAGCTTCGGCTTGCCATAGCCAATCAACCCGAACCGGTCCCAGAAGGGTTTAAGACCTCCGCACAGTGGGCTGATGAGTGGAAGATTACCAATAACGCTGCGGGAATCGTACTCTGCAAATCAGTCAAAAACGGATTGATAGAGTCCAAAAAGTTTCGCGTAATGTCTGGATCTCGCGGCGTTTATCCCGTCGTGCATTACCGTCTAAAACAATGAAATACAGATCCAAGACCAATCAGAATCTGACCGTGGAGTACATCTCCGAAGCGCAACTGCGGATCGCTGAGACCAAGAGACTCGCGGTAATCTACCGCAAAGAGGGGTTGCTATACGTCAGACCCAAAGCCGAATTTTTTGATAAGTTCAAGCTGGACGAAACACCGATTCCGAGTTAGGAGTAAGGAGTCAGCGCAAGCCGTGAGAAGCGAGCGTTGATGTCAAATCAGAACCCATGTTAACCCAATTTCTCCCCACTCTTCCCGTGTACGTCGCGTTGGTTCTGCGCGAGTTCTCACCACGGGCTGAGTGGGGATTTTGGTTTCATCATGCCGAATAGATACATCAGAGAATCAGCGATAGAATCCGAAGCGATCAACAGCCTATCATGGGAAGCTGAAGTCTTCCTGCGGAGGCTCTTTAACAGAGTTGACGATTTCGGAAGACACTCAGCATCAACGCAACTTCTTAGAGCCGCGCTATTCCCGCTCCAGCTTGATCGTGTATCCGAAAAGAAAACGGAAGCGATCTTGTCTGAGCTTGAATCTGTCGGTTTGCTCGCCATCTACCAAGTTGATGGAAAGAAGTATCTTCAACTTGCCAAGTGGGAGCAGGGAAGAGCAAAGACAAGCAAACATCCGTCTCCATCTTCAGAAGTCTGTAAGCGTCTGCAAACATATGTTTACAACGGACAGCAAGTTCCAACAAATGCTCCCGACTCCGACTCCGACTCCGATACCGATCCAGACTCCGATTCGCTTCGCTCACGGATTAACAAATGGTTTTCTCGCAGAGAGAACACCGAGTGGTCCGATAAGGAACTCAAAGCTCTTAAGCCAATCGTGAAGCTTAAGACTCCAGAATCAGACCTTCAGCTTTTGGATGCTCGCTACGAGTTGAAGAATAAGTATCGAAGGAAGGATATTCTAACCCTGCTCAACAACTGGAACACCGAGATTGATCGCTGCAAGTCTGGAGACGATGACTCGCAGCAATCCCTGCCCATCCAATCCAACGGATCGTTCAAGCTGGATGAAGACATTCGGAGCTACCTATGAACGACGTTTTTTCCGCTGAAGACGACGAGTTTGGTCTGATTGGATCGTGTATCTCTGGAGGCAATGACGTTTGCTTTGATGCATTCGCTGAAGTTCCAACAGAAGCAATCCAGCACTTCCAATTACAAAAGACCTACGAACTGATAAAAGGTCTCGTATCACAATCAAAGTCGGTATCACTACCGGAGTTGATGAAAGAATGGAAGCGAGTCCATCAATCCGAAGCAGTCCCGTTTGAGACTTGGAATCGGTGCGATGAACTTTGCCCATCACCAGCGAGCTACCCGATGTTCGCCAAGAGCGTCTTGGAGGCTCATTACCGACGACAGCTCAGATTCGCTGGAGACCGTTTGATCCGCGAGTCCGCTGTCTCCACCCTCTCCGTCGATCAAATCGTCGCTAATGCCGAATCTGGCCTCACCGTTGAGGTCTCTAAGGAAGCAGTCCAAACCTCAAAGACGATTGTTGGCCGTTTCATTGACCAGACCCAAGAGCGGTTTGAGCGCAAAGGTCAACTCAGCGGAGTGACTTCGGGCTTCCATTGGCTCGACGTTAAGACCGACGGGTTTCAGTTTGGAGAACTCGCAATTTTAGCGGCTAGACCTTCCATCGGTAAGACTGCAATGGCTATTGCTATCACAGAAGCAGCAGCAGTTAGGAATAAGATTCCGACTCTCTTTGTATCACTAGAGATGTCCGATGAATCTATTGTTAGACGAATGGTCTCAAGTGTTGGATCTATTCCAATGCAAGAGATACGAACCGGAGAGATGACCGAAGGCTCGTTTAAGTCGATGGGAGTAGCTTCTGGCAAGATCGCCAACAGTCCGCTCCATTTTGTGTCTGGTTCATCTGCAAACGGAATCGCATCGCTCACCGCAATCATACGTCGATCTGTCCGCAAGTGGGGAATCAAGCTGGTAGTCATCGACTACCTTCAGAAGATCCACGGGAGTAGAGCGGCAGAGAAAAAGACCTACGAGATTGCAGAAGTGTCTGGAAAGCTCAAAGCCATCGCAGTCGATACCAAGACAGCCATCGTGGCTCTGGCGCAACTCAACAGAGAGAACGAAAAGGATAAGGGTCGTGCGCCAAAGCTCACGGACATTGGTGAGTCAGGACAGATAGAGCGAGACGCTGACCTAGTGTTGCTCTTGAACCGAGACCGCACACAACCCTCTGGTGAAGCCATCATTGCCATCGCAAAGCAACGCGACGGTGAATGTGGAGTGGTCAAACTCTGGTATGATGGACAGTTCTGCCGCTTCTCAGACTCCGGTGTAGATACTTAATCCCAACGATGGGTTGACTGCCATAAACTATTCCTGTAAACTCACCATCGACAGCAAGAAACACCCACAAACACCATGCAAACCGGTAAGATTGACGTTCTGAAGATCGACAAAGCATTCCTATTCAAAGGCAAAGCTGGAACGTATTTGGATATCGCACTCATCCCCAACAAGTCTGGCCGAGATCAATACGGTAACGATGGAATGATCGTGCAATCTATTAGCAAAGCCGCACGACAAGAAGGTAAGAAGGGTCCGATCTTGGGTAACTATGTTGACTTAGATAAGCGTGAGGCTGCGCCAGTTAAGAAGGTTACCGCTAACGATCCGCTTGGACCTGAAGATGACATTCCCTTTTGATACCATTAACACCCATGACTAACACGGAAAGCTTCTGGGAAGATCCAGATACAGACACTCCACGCTGTGACTTAGAGCAGAAGCGAATTGAGGGACAGTTCCCGCCGCATCTCACTACCTTAGCAATGTCTTTCGCTCGACGCTTAGAGCGTGAGCTTAACGAACAACGACGACGCATCTATGATCTAGAGGAAGAGCTAGAGCGTTTGACTCTAGAGTGATATGCATCACAAGCGTTATCTACACAAGAAGATGGATGTTGATGGTATCAAGAAGGAGGACACGTTAGACATACAAGCTCGCATTACTCTTCTCAATCTAGCTCCTTCCATTGTAACCAACGCAATCAAAGCTGGCTGGATCTCATATCCTGCCAACGCATACGTTGATCCTGAAGAACAAGACCTGACCGAGTGGCTTAAGAAGTACGACTGCGAGAAGGCTTACAACCTAAGGCAAAAGGGGATGACTTATCGTGAGATCGGCAAGCTGTTGTGTGTGGGTATTGGCAGGGTTACTGAGATACTAAGACGCGGTGAAGAAATAGCAGTTCAACGCAAGCTTGATGAGATAGGTGTTAAGCCTATTGATTTGCCAAAGAAATCCACAGTGCAGAAGCATACGACACTAACTAAGCAACGTAAAAACACTAAGCGATAACGTATGACACAACGTATAGCAGTACCTAATATTGCGTGTATCAGATGCGGTGTAACGACCTGTATCATTAACCTAGGAGGCTCCCGCTATCTATAGATACGCTGGTGATCGCGCGGGGCCGATCATCTTCCGCGATCAAACTCGCTATTGTATTATAAACGCACCACTAATGACAAACGCTGCACAATACGTTATGCTTAATTTTGGGCATCACACACTGCGCTGGCATCTTGCTCAGATCCGCGCTGGACGTTCTACGGCTGAGCAGATTGCGGGTTACTACCAGCCGAATCCAAAAGACCCAGAGCAGCGCACAATCTGCAAAGGGTTGGCTGACCTGCTCAAAGCCAAATCCGAAGATCTTCCCGAAAGTCTCCGATGACACAAAGCGAGTACGTCAAACATTCCGGTCTAACCAAAGGCCGAGTGTCACAGCTTGTATCTAAAGGTATGCCTTTGGACTCCGCGCAAGCTGCTGACGCTTGGCGTGGATCTGGAGCGCAAAGACGCAAAGCTGCTATCGAAGCAAGTCACATTCGCTCAGAGCCGATAGACGGACCTTATCGCCCCCCAGAAGCCGAAGAGAAAGTGGACCGCTCACAAGTCGCTAACGACACTCCGCAGGGGGCTTATGAGAGACAGAAGGAGATTGAGCGAGCCGCTTATGGATTGGCCGTCGAGTCTCTCAGAGCGCGGTCTTTGGATGCTGGACGTATGGTCTCGGTTCATTCAACCGCTGCCAAAAATCTCATTAACTCAAAGCAAGACGTTCTGGATCTCGCAGAGCGTGAACGCAAGCTAGTGTCTGGCGATTGGGTCAAGAAAGCGATGCTGGACCATGATGGAGCGGTTGCTCAGTTGCTGAAGAGTATGCCTAAGCAGTTGGCTGGACGAATTGCACCGCATGACCCAGAACACGCTGAGCGTGAGCTGGAGCGTTGGGTCCAAGACGTTTGCTTGAAAACCTTACACCAGACTGACCCGTGGAAATCTTGAACTGCCAGAAGCCGAGAGGGTTGGAGGCTCTCCGTCAGAACAAGATCGCGCTCAAAGCCATTGAGCGTGACACGGTTCTCCGGTTTTTGCCAATCGCAGACGATAAGCCGTCACGCATTGATGGGTTCATCTGGAACCAAAACTCTGGCGTAATTACCGGAAGCTATGAGGTGAAATCTCGGAATTACGGACTCGCAAAGCTGGAGTCAACCTTCGGCAACCAATGGATGATTTCATGGGGTAAGCTTCATGCCGCGCTTGAGATTACGAAGCATACGAAGCTTCCGTTTTGGGGAATCCTGCACTTAGAACCAGACGGTCTGGTGCTGATGGTTGAAATCTTCAACGAGAACGCAACGTGGGGTTGCAACGTGCAGTTGCGGGACAAGCTGATGGATGGAGTCAATGAGCGAATGGCGTTTCTCAACATGAGTGAAGCTCGAAAGCACCGGATCGAAGAATTGAATACGGAGTTGTTCTGATGCTTGATTTACAGCGCGAAATCTTAGAGTTCCGTCGTCAGATCTACCGCCCGTCTCCACGGCAAACGGTTGTCGAGTGGAGCGAGTCAAACCTCACGTTGACACAACGGCAAACGGAACATCCCGGACCTTTCTCGACCGCTGTTCGTCCGTATTGCAGAGAACCGCTTGAGTGCTGGAAAGATCCGTCAGTCTCTGAGGTGACTTTGTGTTGGGGTTCTCAGACCAGCAAGACAACCACTTTGATGGCTGGATTGGCTTGGGCTATCGACACAGAACCGAGTCCCGCGCTGTGGCTGATGCCTTCAGAGAATCTGGCTCGCTCGTTCAGCAAAAGCCGCTGGATGCCATTGCTGGAGGATTGTCCCGCATTGGTTGCGCGGTTCCCTTCGGATGCGGACCAGATGACCAATCTTGAGCAGCAATTTGATCGCTGCACTTTGACCTTTGTTGGGTCCAATTCACCGGCAAATCTAGCGTCCCGTCCGGTGCGAATCTTGGTCGCAGATGAGGTGGACAAATTCGCTGAAGCAACAGCTAAGGAAGCCGATGCTTTGGACCTCGCAGAACAGCGGCTCAAAGCATTCTCAAGCTCAAAAGCGTTCTTTACGTCCACTCCGACAACTTCAGAAGGGAGAATCTGGCAGCGTTATCTTAGGGGCGACCAGCGACGGTATTACATCCCGTGTCCGCATTGCGCGGAATACATCAAGTTGGAGTGGAAGCAAGTCACTTGGGACAACGCGAAGACCGAAGATGGAAAACCCGACTGGCAACGCATCCGGTCGTCAGCGCACTACGTTTGCCAGCTTTGTCAGGGTAAGATTTCGGATTCCCATAAGGTGGCAGCGTTGAGGCATGGAAAGTGGATTTCAGAGAATCAAGCGAGCCTTCCAAGCGTTAGATCTTATCACTTATCGAGCCTCTATTCACCGGATCGTAAATGCACTTGGGGACACTTGGCGGTCTCGTTCTTGGAAGCCAAAGCTTCAATGATGGGGTTGCAGGGTTTCATTAACGGTATGCTGGCGGAACCGTGGGAAAACCAAGAGTCCCAACAAGAGCGAGTTGAGATTGTGTCTGATGCTGGACTTCCTGAAGCAAGACGCTACCTAACCGCTGACGTTCAAGCCGCTGCTCCGTTTGTCTGGTGGGTCTGCCGCGAGTGGAGCAAAGGGAATTCGCGTCTTGTCGCTGCTGGTCACGCTGACGACTTTGCTGCACTTCGACGGGTTCAACTTCAATACAACGTGCATGACATGGACGTTGGTGTTGATTCTGGCTTTAATACACAAGCCGTATATGACGCTTGTGGTGGTTTCTGTTTAATAAGCAGCAATCCCATCACATATCCCTGCGGTCTCCGGTATCCACCAGAGGGAGGATTGAGAAAGCCGATGTTGATCGGTTGGCTTCCAATGAAAGGCCGAGAGACTGGAGCGCGATTCACGAGCAAAACCGGAGCAATTCATCCGTTTGGTATTACGACTTCAACATCAATGCGGACTGATGCGGTCCAGCCTTTGCTAGTCTTTGACACTGAGCATATGCGGGAAGTACTTCAGCGACTCCGTAGAGGATCGGAAAGTCATCAATGGACCGTTTGCAGCTTACCTGCACCACTTGAAGCTGAAGGAGCATTTGCGGCTGATTCTGACACATACTGGAAGCACTTGGATTCTCACGTTCTCAAGCCAACGGCTAACAGAGCGGGACGAATCAAACATCTGTGGTTCAAGCGAAACACTCGCTGGCCCGATCATTTGCATGACTGCGAGTTGATGCAATTGGCGATGGTGATGCTCTGGAATGATCTCGCATCTACTAGTTCTGAAAATTCTAGTAGTTGACTTCACAGTTGGTCTGTGAATAGTCCGCGCAAGTGTTGACCTACACCGTAGCAACGAAGCGGAGTTATTTGCGTACTACCTACGCAAGCAAAGCTGCTTTGACATTGCTTGAAGCTTTGACGGCAAAGCTAACTGTTGCTGCAAACGCTATAGAGTCTGGTCAAGTTGTCCGCTCAACTTCTAGTTCTGACGTTTCCGTTGAGTTCGCTGAACCCGGTAAGGGTTCCGCTTCCGCTGGTGAAATGTTGGAAATGTGGGAATCACTGCTGTCAGACTACGATCTCGCCGTGACCCTATTGGCTGGAGACGGAATCACTAGCCCGTCAGACCTCCAGATCTATAACAAGATGCTTGGGACCATTCTGGTGGCGGTTACTCGGTATTACGGTGATTTCACACAGTTCCGTCGTGAAGCCACAACCCGAATGAGCTAATGGGAATCCTTCAAACCATTGCGAATAAGTTGTTTCCCGCTCCCGTTAATAAGTACGAGGGAGCCGGTCAGTCGTTGCGTCGTTCGTATCTTGATACGTCCTATACTTCGGCTCGCTTTGATGTAACGAGTTCAACCCGACAAGCGATTGTCCGTAAGTCCCGTTTCTTTGAGCAGAACAATGCTGTTCTAAATAGACTTGGGGATCTGTTTGAGTCGTACACCGTTGGCTCTAGCTTCTCGGTTCAACCGGCTTCCAGCGATCCTGCTTGGAATCTCAAAGCCAAGAAGTGGTTCGATGTTTGGAGCCGTTATCCCGATATTGGTTCGCGTCAGTCTTTCGCAACGCTGATGAGCCAAGCGGCTCGCGGTTGGTTCTTCGACGGTGAGAGCTTTATCCTTTTGACCAAAGGTGAGAGCGGAAAGCCGAGATTGCAGCTTATCGAAGCTCAATCAATTGCCACTCCTGTTGGCATGGAGTCCGATTTAACTGTGTTTGATGGCATCCGGTTTGATCCTAAGACTGGACGCGCAATCTCGTATTTTATCGGATCAGAGAAGACTCAGGGTAATCTTACTGACGTTCGCTCAATTGGTTCAGACTCGGTAGTTCACATTTACGAGCCGAATCGTCCCGGTCAGCTTAGAGGTCTTCCGTTTGTCTCTGCGGTTATCAATGATCTCCACGATCTCGACGACTTGCAGAAGCTGGAGATGGAAGCTTGCAAGCTCGGTGCTTCCGTCGCTCAGATCGTCAAGACGGTAAGCGGTGAGGTCCAAGCATCCAGCCTCCGTTCCGGTGGAATCTCGCAAACCACTCAGAACACTGCCGAGAACTATTACGAGCAAGTCTTTGGGTCGTCTGTTAAAGTACTCAAGAACGGTGATTCATTTGAACAGTTTGCGACTGAGCGTCCCGGTGTGAATATGCGCGAATACTGGCGGCAATTGACCGAGAAGGTCTGCGCTGGTGTTGGTATTCCTTACGTTCTCGTTTATCCCGAGTCCATGCAGGGAACTGTCTATCGCGGTGCGCTAGATATGTCTGCTGTGTGGTTTAAGTCTCGGCATCAAGTGATGTCGTCAGCGGCTCGACGTATTTATGAATATGTCATGGAGTACGCTATCAAGACTGATCCAACGCTCAACGATGCTCCGTCTGACTGGTATGAAGTAGCGATCACCGCTCCCCGCTCCCCGAACGTTGATGTTGGCCGTAATTCCGCTGCTCAGTTGGCTGAATTGGAGGCTGGCATTCTGACTTACGATGAAGTCTATGGTGCGCGTGGTCTTGATTGGCGGTCTGCTTTAGAAGCAAAAGCACAGCAAGCTTTGTTTGTGCGTCAACTTGCTGACAAATACGGAGTTGATGTATCTGAGATTTCGGTGATTCAGAAAGAACGTCCTGCGGCTAGTGCTGCACCGGCTATTGACATTGAAGATGATTCTTCTGAATCTCCGTCTCCAGTTGCTCCGTCAGAAGGTGGATCACAACCGCTTGTTGTAGAACAAACCGAAGTGACCGCTTCAGTCAAAAAGCAACGTAAGCCGCGAGCCAAGAAAACAAAATGAGCTTCACTAAGAAATCAGATTGGCTTTATTACGCTCCTGCGGCTTCCGCTGGTGAGACTGCGACCATTCAAATCTTTGACCAGATTGGCGAAGATTGGTTTGGTGGTAACGGTCTATCTGGTAAGCAATTCTCTGACGTTCTTGCTGAAGTTGGCAATGGTCCGCTGCTTGTAGAGATCAACTCTCCCGGTGGCAACGTCTGGGATGGTCTGAGCATCTACAACCAGTTGCGCGGTCGCAAAGCTCCGGTGACCACTCGGGTTGTTGGTATTGCGGCTTCCATTGCTTCGATTATTGCTCTGGCTGGTGATCGTGTAGAGATGGCTGATGCCGCTCTAATGATGATTCACGATCCTTCCGGAATGGCTTCTGGCACTTCGGAAGATATGCGGAAAATGGCTGACGCTCTTGATCAACACGCTGAAGTACTGGTTGGAGTGTACGCTAAGAAAACGGGACGATCTCCCGAGTCGATCCGCGCTGCGATGAAATCGGAAACTTGGTTCACAACCGCTGAAGCAATTGAGTTTGGCTTGGTGGACAAACCGATCAAACAGCTTGCGATGGCTGCTAAGTGGCATCCCCGCGCTGTTACCAAGACCGCTCCCGAGACGGTCAAGAACAACCTCCGCAAAGGTCTTGAGCAATACGCTGAAGGTCTTGCTGGTGAAGGTCTTGAGAAGCAGACGGTTCTTGAGGCTGAATCACTCGTTGCCGGTGAAGCTCCCACCGAAGATAAAGTTGAGAAGGCTAATGCTTGGTGGGGTCGCAATGAACGCTTTCTTGAGGCTGAACCTAACACTCCCGCTGATGTAGCTGCCAACCTTTGGGGCGGTGCTGCTGGACGCGATTGGTTCCGCGCTCTGTACGCTCAAATCGAGCGTGAAGAAGGGGAAGAAGATGAATCCCCAGACGACAAGATTTCTGCCGATAGCAACAACGCTGTCAGCGAGAATGGCGTGACCAACACGCCGCAACCACACAACAACAACACCGACACAACCATGTCTGACACTACTCCTGTGGCGGCTGCGGCTCCTGCTGCTTCCGTCGATCTTGCTACCATTATGGCTAAGCTCTCCGCTCTGGAAGCTTCCATGAAGTCCCCTGCCGCTGCTCCTGCTCCTGAGCCGGTGCGTCCCGTGATTGAGAACCTCGGCAACCCGCTGCTGGAGAAGCATAAGAGCCTCCGCGCTGGTGCTGAGCGTAAGGGTTTCTTGATTCAGAACCACAGCGAGTTGCTGCGTCAGTCGCGCTTGATCGCTCCCCAGAACGCGAACACTTTCGCTGCTGGTTTGGTTGTCGATTATCTCGCTGACTCGGTTATCACTGTCGCGACTACTAAGTTGGCTATGATTGCCAATTTCACGCGCAACGTTGGTCTCGATAACTTGCGTCCCCGAGCTACGGTTCAGGTGAAGAAGTTCACTGGTGGTGATGACGCTCAGGACAATCTGACCGACTTCGAGAACAACTCCAACAACGAGTCCACTCTGGCTGCTACCTCGGTGACTGTTAACCAGATCACCAAGACTTTTACCGTCACTCAGCAGGAACTGAATCAGGGTTTCCAGTTGGCTGATCTCGCTCAGGGTTCGGCTGAGATCTTCGCTCTTGCCATTAGCAAGAAGGTCACCGCTCAGATGACCTCTGCTCTGTTTGGTGCTGGTACTGTCATTGGTGCTGCTGCCAACTTCGATACTAGCGATCTCCCTGCGATTTTGGCTCTGGCTAAGAATTACCGCCAGAAGCTGTTGCTGTTGGATGGTAGTCACATGGCTCGCTTGATGTTCTCCGGTCAGTTGACTGCTGCCGCTGGAACCAACCCGTTCCCTGATGCGCGCTACGGCCCCCTGAACAACGGCTATTTCGGATTCGCGAACATCTTGGAGCAGAACGACTGGACTGGAGCTATTGCGAACACCGCTGGTTTCGTCTGCGGTCAGGACGCTATTGCGGTTGCGAGCGGTTTGCCGGTTGGAATGATCGCTGGTGAGTTCGTTGAGCAGCGCACTGTTGAGTTGAGCAACGGTCTGTCTGTGTTGCTCTCTGTCTGGTACAGCCGCGCCTCCCGCGCTCACATGGCGTCTTACGACATCATGTTTGGGGCTGCTGCTGCGGACACTACGCAAGCTGAAGTGCTGATCACCGCTTAATCCTTAAGGATATGCGTATTGCAACTACCGTAGCAGTGGACAAGAACGGCAAGAGCAAGCTGGTTTCTGGTCCCGATATTGACGCGAGTCTCCAACGCGACAATTTCAACACTGTTTCAGTTCCCGAAGGAGGCAAACTCGTACTGTGGATACAGGGAGCTTTAGCACCGAAGATCCGTAAAGGTTAACCGTAAAATTGGGGAGGTTGCTGGAAAGTTCCGGTGACCTCCCCTCTAACCGAAAAACAAAATGGCCGTTCAAGCAGACATTTCAACCGAGTACAGCATGGGCCGAGAAGGCTTCCAACTCGTCACTAGCACAGCCGCTCAGACCGGCAACTGGTCTGGCTTGATTCCAACCGAGCCAACCGTTTTCACTTCCATTACCGGATTCCAGATCAGCGGAACTTGGACATCCAAGACCATTCCGGCTGGTTTCCCGCTGGTGGGCAACATCACCGGCTTCCAGATCTCCAGCGGCTCTGTGGTGGCGTTTAACGCTCGCGCCTAAATGATTTCACTCGGAACATCAATCAACAGGACACGATCTGTAAGCCAGATCATGCCCGAGCCTCCGATCATGCGGAGGGATGTTCTGCAAGAGGACGAGACCTTCCTTCTTCAAGAGGATGGTGTGAGCAAGCTCGTCATTTCATTTGGAACCTTCGACAGCATAGTGCTGGAGGACGGGACCAGTTTCCTTTTACAAGAAGACCTCGGAAAATTCATTCTAACCGTTTACTGATATGGCCGACTCTAAAATTACAGCACTGACGGCGTTGACCGCCGCCGATCCCGCCAATGACATGATCCCTATTGTGGATGTGTCAGATACGCCACCAGCGTCAGGGAATACTAAGCGCATCTCGATCAACAACATCCTCGCTTGTTCGCCATCCGCCACCCTCGCCAGCGCCACCATCACCGGCGATCTGACGGTGGATACGAGTACGCTGAAGGTGGATTCGGCGAACAATCGGGTGGGTATTCTTACGGCGACACCTGCTGCCGGTTATGCGCTGGATGTGCGTGGTATTCTGGCCGCTGGAAACAGTGCTGGCACAATTATCGGTGGGATTTCATTTTCTACACGACCTGAAATTGGAGCAATCTCAAACCATAGTCTTGGTTTGATTGCAAACAACACGACGATGCACCTTATCACACCTGCTGGTGTGTTTGACTGGTACGACGGCGCTGGCGGCACTCGAATGACCCTGAACTCCACGGGGCTGGGCGTGGGGGTTAGTCCGGCGTTCAAGATTCACGCAAACGGTGTAATTGGCACTACAAACACGTTTGGTGCATTCACGGCATTGCAGACTGCTGGCGGCACTGGATATCGCTGGACGTTAGCCAACGACAACAATTTCTATCTTCAGTATTCGCCTGATGGGTTTGGCTCTACTGCAACAAGCCGCATCGCTTTGGACTCCTCCGGCAACGTCGGCGTGGGGGTTACGCCGAGTGCGTGGGGTAGTAATTACAAAGCACTTCAAATTGGAACGCAATCATGCTTCTACAATGCGCTTGGATACATAACGAGCATCAACACGAATGCTTTTGAGAATTCATCTGGCCAACTTGTTCGCATAGCAAACGGAGAAGCCACTCGATATGTCCAATCTGGCGGAGCGCATCAATGGTTTTATGCTGCTAACGCTATCGCTGGAACTGTTGACGGCTTCACCCAAGCGATGACGCTCGACGCGAGCGGGAATCTGATTCTGCAATCTTCCGCAACTCCCGCCACGCTGACCACCAACGGCCAGCTTACCGTCAACGCCACCAGCAACACCAACCTCCGCTTCAGCTATCGCGGTTCCGATGGCACGACCCGAGTCGCCAACATCACTCTCGCCTAATATCCCATGATTACCCTCTCTTGGATCATCGAACGCCTTCTCTGCAAACCGACCGAAGGCACTCTCACCGATGTCGTAATCACCGCCGATTGGCGTTGCAACGGCACTCAGGATCAATACAGCGGAACTTGCTACGGATCGACCAGCTTCGCTCCGCCGAGCGGTTCGTTCACGCCTTACGATCAACTGACCGAAGCTCAAGTCTTGAGCTGGTGCTTCGCGAATGGCGTCGATCAAGCGGCCATCGAAGCGAACGTCACGCAGCAGATCAACGACCAGATCAACCCGCCGATCATCGCTCCTCCGCTGCCGTGGAATCCAGTTGCGGAGATCGTTGCTGTGGCTGAAGTTCCCGTCGCCTAATATGGAAATCATCGTCAAGCTGACTCAAGAACAAGCCAACGGTTTGCTGCAACTCATCGACATTGCGGTCAAAGCTGGTGGCATTCAGAACGCAAAAGTTGCTCTGCCGCTTGTTGACCTAATCGTCAACGCTGCTCAACCTAAATCCGAGTAATGCAAACCGATACCAACAGCAACAGTGGGGTTGGAATCTCTCTGGCTACCGCTGCCGCTGCTGGTGCGGTTTCTTTGCTTCCGCAGCTAACACAGTGGTTCCAATTCGGGGCCGCTGTGTTGGCTTTTGTCGCTGCTGCAATTGGACTCTGGAAAGCTCTAAAGAAATGAACTGGAAAACTACTCTTGCCGGTGTTGGCGCAATCATGGTTGCCGTGGGTGGAGCGTTGAAAGCTCTGTTTGACGGCGACCCGTCCACCAACATTGATCTTGCCGCGACCATTGCCGCTGTGACCGTTGGTTTTGGTCTTATTGCCGCAAAGGATGCGGACAAAAAGAAGCCCGAGTGAACATCGTCGAGCAGATCATCACCGCTTTGCTAAAGTGGCTGACTGGTCTGGCGAAAACTCCTCCCACCGCCGAAGATGCAAAACCAGACAAAGAGCTTAAGCAGAAGTTGCTGGATCGCATTGATCGCGCTGGCGGGTAGCTGTGGCTGCGGGACTCGCGTCGTTTACGTCCCACACGGTGAGCCGGTGAGGCTCGCTGAGAGCGTCAAAGCTAAGGTTTGGGTCAAAGGTGCTGACGGTGTTTCTGTGCGCTCCAAGAACCGTATAACGCTGCCAGAGGGTTGGTACGCATTGCCGAAGGAATAGTATGTCGCAACAAGTCATCAACGTTGGATCAACCGCAAACGACAACAACGGAGACACGCTCCGTGGGTCGTGGATCAAAGCGAACGCGAACTTCGATGAGATCTATGCCGCGCTCCCACTGACCGCTCCGTCAACGTGGGTTCCTACGCTGATTGATTCCGGTGGTGGTAGAACGTTTAACTTTACCGTCAACACTGCTCGACGAACGGCTGTCGGTTTTGTTGAGACATTTACTGTTGATTTGACCATCAACTCAGTGAGTGGTTCTGCGACCGGAAACCTGCGGTTGGGTCTTCCTGATGCTGCGACCTACGACGCTGCTGTGTCCATCTGGTTGGACAATGCGACGAATCAAGCGAAGACTTCTGTGATTGGTAAGATTGTTGGTGGGACTTCCTACTGCGAGTTGAGCCATTATGAAAATGGCGACATCACAAGTCTCACAAGCCAACTCCAAGCCACTTCACGCATTCTCGTCTCCGGTGTTTACTTCACAGCGTGAACCTAATCGCAACCAGTCTCCAGTTGGGGATGTCTGTGCTACAGAGCGCGATGGGAAATCCATCTTTTCTCTGGCAGGGAGTGCTGGTGCGTTGTCTTCCTGCTGCGATTACTGACGCAAACTCGGTCATTGCCGGTGGATTCCAAGATAACGTTCAAGCGCGGATCTTGGTTAAGTTCAGCGACTGGAGATTGGCTGACTCGACTCTTGTAACCGTTGACGCTTCGGTCTGGTCTTGTGACGTTGGTTTCACCGCTGACCGTCTCTTGCAAGAGTCTGGAAGCTTGCTGCTGCAAGAAAACACAGATCGCTTGCTTCTGACTTTTGGCAAAATGATTCCGGTCGTGGGCCGTCTTGTGACCTACGATGGGCGACAAATGCGGATCATGTCGGCTAAGAGAGACGGCTCCGGTGCTTACTACGCTCTTGAGCTTGGAGCTAAGACCAAATGACTCCAACCGTCACAGTAGATACGTCCCGCTTTGACGCTGCTTGGAAGGAATATCTGCCCAAGACTCGGAGGTCTTTGGCTGATGCTGTTAACTCCCGCACGTTTTTCTTGATGCTGCGGCTGTACATTCTGCTTCCGCCAAAGTCCCCACAAGCGGCTCGAAACAAGATTCTCGACTACTTCAATCGTCCGATTGGAGCGAGAAGGATTGACAAGAAGACTGGCAAGTTTCTCGGTCGTTCGCGTGAATTGCGCTTGGTCCACTTGATCGCTCAAGCGAAGAACGCTAAAGCGGGAAAACCCGGACTCTACGGTCAAGATATGCGTGACGCTGCTGGAAAGCTTCGCCGTCGCGCTGCTGGTTCAGTTGGTTACCTCAAGTCTGCTGTAACCAAAGCAATCAAGAAGCTGTCTCCGTCGTTTCAACAATTTGGTGGGACTCGACGAGCAAAGAAGGGTTCTGCTCAAGTGCGGATTGTTGCTGGAAATCAAGCTCTCATCAATCTTGCGAACCAATACGGGTTGCCACAAGAGAACGTTTCAATGCATCGCGGGTCTTCAGCGTATGCATACAATGCAAAAGCCGGTTTCTCACCATCTAGTCATGTCCGCTTGAACATCGGTCTTGCTGACAACCAGATCGGAAAAGTTGAGGCAATCTACGCAAAAGCGATGCAACAAGCCTACAACGACGAAGCCAAAGAACTTGAGGGTCACATTACCGCTGCGTTTCAAGCGGCTTTTGATGGTTCTGAATCGAAAGGAATCACTGTCCAATGAATGGCGTTGCTCTCAGAACTGAACGCGCTTTAGTCGATTGGCTTGCCGCTCAAGACTGGTCTGCGTCTCCGCTTGGAACCCCAACCTGTTTGACGAGCTACGGTCATGGAGCGTTTACAGATCCAGACTTAGAAGACCGGATGCCAGACTTTCCGCGCATCGTTGTGCGCTCATCGACTGCGGTTCCGGTGCATCCGATTGACCGGACTTGTGAGGTGGATGTAACCGCTACGCTTCAGCTTTCCGCTGACGATACTCCCGAATACAACGTGTTGGCTACCGTTGCAGCGTTTGAAAACATCCTGCAACCGCTATTTGTTGACGACAACATTTCAGAATTAAACGCTGGAGAATACAACGAGTCTGGAGGGTTTGTTGCGTATTTCGCAACACCAACGGACTTCGGCATCAATGACACTAGCGAAAGGGCTAGAACTTTTTCGCGTTCAATGACAATCTTTGCAGCAGCAAACTCATAACACACTAACAACATGGCACTTTCAAAAGGTCTTGCGCTAGTATACGGCGCAAAAGGAACCATCAAGCTGTACACGGTTGGGGTCGCAAACGCTCTTACCGAAATCACCACCGGAACCATCACGACGATTGAGAGCTACGACGCTTCGCATGAGGCCGATGTCGAGCAGATCAAAAACTCTGCTGGCGAGGTCGTGGCTCAAGTCTCGGCTAACGAGCGCATTTCACTCAACATCACCTTTATCCCGAGTGCCTCCACTTTTGCCCAAGCTAAGTTGGCCGCGAGCCTCCCCAAAGTGAATGGATATGCAGCTATTGCCGGAAGTGATGCAACCACTGTTGGCGGTGGTTCTATTGATGGTGATTACGTTTATTCGGGAGGTGGAAGCGTTAAGTTCACCAGCAGCGGTAAGGTCATGGTTACTATTACCGTGACCAAGTATCTCGACGCTTCCGCTCTGACCGGAACTGCCGCTGTCTTCACGCTGTAATTGTGGCAGATCTTGCAAAGATACTCGCAGAGACCGGACCTCAAGCTCCAGTGGTGCTTGGGGTTCGACTTGTTCCCTACACCGTAGGACACGCGATTGTCTTGCAGCGTTTGCGCTCCCCCTACGTTTTAGGTGGAGAAATTACACCGAGCGATTTAGCGGAGGCTGTGCTTGTTTGCTCACAGTCTCCGCTTGAATCCATCAGGTCCATCAAATCAATCTGGCGTGACCTCATTCTGTGGTTGTGGGGAAAACGGATTGAGCGGATGAACTTGGCCGTTGAGTCCGACAAGTTTCAATTGTGGCTCAAAGAGCAGTCAACCGCTCCCGAAGTGCTGATGGAAAGCGCAAGCAAGCCAAAGACTCCCGCGATGCCGTGGCCCGAACGGGTTCTTGTTGGATGTCTGAATATTGGGATTGCTCCTGACGATGCGATCCAAATGCCTCTTGGTGACGCAGAAAGGCTCATTCTAGCTCACGCAGAGATGATGGGTCAGGTTCAGTTGTGGGACGACCAGAGCGAAGCCATTTGGCAGAATCAACAAGCGAACTGATATGGGTGTACTTTCTCTACTTGTTAAGCTTGGTCTTGATTCCACAGCGTTTGAGATGGGCGTGAAACGCGCTCAGAGCGTTGGTGAAAAGTTTGGATCAAGCTTCAAGTCTGCGGTCACCAGCAAGCTTGGCGCGGCTTTGTCGGTTGCTGCTGTTACTGCTTTCACAAAGAATATAATTGAAACAGCAGACCGCATATCTGATTTATCGGAACAGCTTAATCTAACTACAGATCAAGTTCAGAGGCTTCAAATACTAGCTGGGGAAACTGGTGTAACTTTTGAAAAGTTTGGTTCAGTTCTCGGCAAATTTGAGCAAGCCAGATTAAAAGCCACTTCTGGAGATGATGACGCGATTCAAACGCTCAAAGCTCTTGGTTTGACAATGGAACAGTTGCGCGACCCGCAACTGTCAACGATTGACGGGGCAGTCAAAGCTGCTGAAGCCTACAAAAACTCTGGAAGGTCCGCTGAAACAACGGCGGCAATGATTGACGTTTATGGTCTAAAGCTCAAAACCGCTGCCGCTGCTCTGGCTGATTATAACACAACGTCAAATCGTCTTTTGATTTCAAAAACGGACATTGATGTTCTAGCCAAAGCAAACACTTTGCTAGAAGAGCAATTTCGGATCATCAAAGGAATAGCAGCACCGACAATTGCGGCAGGAATTACCGCAACTGCAAACGCTATTAACAGTGTTTCAAAGCCGACTGAGAGCTTTCTTGAAAGGTTTGATCGTACTATGCGAAAGGCTTACACGATTCAATTGATTAAGAGGATGCCAGATGAAGCGTTGTCCAGAATAGTGCAGCAGAGAATTGCAGAAGAAAAACAGGGGAAGGTTGGCGATCAAAACACGCCTCCTCCTATTGGAACTGCTCAATTTGAACGGGTAGCTGGCATGAAGTTTTCAATGGGCGGACCTCAAGACTCTCTTGCTCGCATTGGTGGATTCACTGGCTTTCAATCGTCTCAAGACACTGCAATCAGGAATGCAATTGAGCAGACGCTTCAGTTGAAGCTAATCGTCAAGAACACGGACAGGACTGCCAACAACACGCAAGACTGATATGGCAACGATCAAAACCAATGTCATCACGCCAGTTGCAACTGGATACATTGAGATTTCCCGCGAGTACAACAACGGTGATGGCACTGGTCGTTTCATTACCTACAAGTACCGTGGTAGCAAAGATGCTTTGCGGCTTGCGTCTGCTGATTGGGTTGCTGCTGGTGGCAAATATCAAATCACTGAAGACGGTCCTTATTCGACTGCAACCGTAACGTTTTCAGGGGTTAACTTTAACCCTAACACACCAACCGCTCAGGGTCCGTTAGACGAAGATGATCCTGCTCAGCGGTATGAGTTCCGCACAGAATACGTTGATGCATCGTTGTTTGAGCTTCCTGCCGTCCGCGCTGAAGCCAAAAAGAATCTTGATACTGAGTTGTACTTTGCAGCAGTGAAGCAAGCTGGAGACGATCCGAAGAACAACAAGTTGCCGCTGCTTGAAACTCAATTTCCGCTGGCTCACAAGTTGGTCAGGAGATTGGCTAGAGGTCAAAGCAGCTTTCAGACTTCCAGAGTGTCTCTAACTCGGATCTCTACTTACTCGGCTCGCAACGGTCTTCCTGCCACTCCTCCGATCATCTCGGCAATCTACGATTCAATCACGCTCGCAAACCGGAATGGATTTCCGCAAGTTGTGCGCAACGTGATGCCTCAAGCACCGCTGGACCCGTTGCTGACTCCAGACGAGACCGCTTGGGCTTGGTTGAAAACCAACGATTCAACCAGCTTGATGATCAAGACCAACCAAGTCGAAAGAAACGAGACTTGGACCTTTGCAGCGTGGGACCTTTTCGCGTATCCATACAACCCAGCATTCTAACACTTACACACTATGGCAGACGAAATTCAACTGACGGCTCGCTTGTACGCTTCCAAAGGTGGCGCGTATCTCCCGAGTGTAACCTACACCAAGTCGGCAACAATGGTTGGAACCGACATGGGTTCTCAGACCCAATTGATTGGAACCACCGTTGAAGCTCTGGACGTTCCGGTTGATGTCTCCAGCCCGTACAAGCTGTTGATCTCCAATCTGGATTCCACCAACTTTGTTGAGTTGGGTTTTGTTTCTGGAACCTACACGATGCGGATTCCCGCTGGCGAGACGCTCTTGATGCCATACGTCAGCGCGACTCTGTATCTCAAAGCGGATACCAGCAACGTGACGATCCAAGCGACTTTCTGCGAGATCTAACCGTTTGACCTATGGCAAACGAAATCGAAATGACAGCGCGGTTGTATGCGTCCAAAAACGGCGCATCAATCAACCCTCAGACGTTCACCGCTACGGCAAACATGACCGGAAGCGACATGGGTCAAAATACCCAAGATATCGGTTCCGGTTCTGACGAACTACTTGAGATCGCTGCGGATCTTTCGCTCCCGTATAAGGTGCTGATTAAGAATTTGGACCTCCAAAATGCGGTGTATGTTGGAGTTTCGATTCCTTACCAGTTCCAGATTCCCGCTGGTGAGTTCATGCTGATTCCGCGAGTGGATTCTAACTTGTATCTGCGAGCAGTTATCAGCGGATCTGTGGTTAAGGTGTTCGCTCAATACTGTGAAATCTAATGGCTGTAACGCTTCCATCTAAGGTGGCAGAGCGCGGCATGAAAGCGGACCATGCTCGCGCAATCAATCAACTGATTGACGCAGTTCGCAAGATCCAGTTGGTTGCTGGACCGGATCAAGCTATTGAGCAGACTCCGAACGGGACGACCATCAAGATCAAGCAACCGCCAGCCACAATCGTTGGCGGCACTCCTGACGACTTCTTCTATTGATGTATGCCCGTTGCTACAGACAAGCGTCAGCGGATGTTCAATGCGCGGAACTTGAACGATCTGTACGCACGGTTTGACAATAAGTGTGCAAGAGCGTTAGACGGCAAGACCCCGTTTGTTGTTGGTCTCAGTTCCAAGATACCTTTTGGAGTTCAATACGACTATTGTATTGATCCAGCCACAAGCTTCTATGTCACCGGAAGCACTCCAACACAGACGCAGATTGCGATTGAGCTTTCAAAGCTTGAGAGCAAGTACTTAGACGTTAGCGGAGGTCAGGTTTACGTTGATCACTACGTCACTTCTTTCAACTCTTCATATTGCAACGTTGGCTCAATTCAAAAGTCTTTTGAGTTACACAAGCGCAATGTTGACGGCATTGACTACGATGTCCATTTAGGTTGGGACGATTGGGATTCTGGTTTCGATTCTTACGTTAGGTCTTACTTTTCTTCAGTTGGATCTTCCCCTTCACTGCCTCCCGGTAGAATCCACAACCACAAAACCGCAGTTGCTGAGATACGGATTGAAGGTCTTTTGACTTTCAAAATTCTTAACAGTTACAAGCGGTTTGATTGCTGGAGGGTTCACAATTGCGGAAGCAAAGACATGATGGTCTTGCTTCAATTGCCAGACGGCTCAGCGGAGACCAAGACAGTTCCTGCAATGGGCTGTAGATCGTTCAGGAGACGCGCTGACGGGACTTGGGCAACAACGTGGAGGGATGGTACTGCTTGTACCTATTTCTTCCCATACTTCACCGGAGACGTTCCATACTTTGCTGGTGGTCCACCAATGTATGGACAACCGGATTCTCTAGCGGTATGCATGGAGAGGTCAGCCAAAGCGAACAACATTGCAAACCCGTTTTTGTTGCTGCAATGGATGCGAGCAATGGGCGCATGGGTTGACGCTCGTTTTGCTTACGACATCCGCGCACTGTATCCAGAATACTCAGACCCAACGGATGCAAACACCGCAATTGGAGACGCGATCTTCACTTGGGGACGCGCTAGAGTTCAAATTTACAGCAGCCTTTCCGGTGTCGTCTTTGAGGATTACATCACTGTATTCACCGGAGTTACCGACTTCATGCCGAAGCTCCAACGCATAGGCATCAACGCTGAGGTTTCTGGTGATGTCTTGGTGATGAGCAGCAAGAGACCGAATGCGATTGTCAGAATCTATCCGATTGACTGCAACGTATTCTTTGGTTCAACCGATCCATATTGGCAGATCAATCCTACTACAACTTACATTTCAATTGCGTATCCGTCCTACTACTACACCCAGAACGTAGCAACACCCAACACGGCAACCCAATGGCAATCCGGAAACGTCCCAACATGGATGGAAACAATGCGAACGCTTCGCAGACGGGTTGCTGTGGAAGAGGGTTTCCTTAACAGCTTTGACGATGAAGTGGATATCTCTGAAGAGAAAGTTGGGATCGTCAGATTAAGCTCAATTGGATTAACAGTAACAGCATCAACCGCCGTTGGCATTGAGGCATTTGACGCCAACGCTTTAAGCGAGATTCCCAACTACGAACGCATCGCAAACGTAATAGAATTGCGAACTGAGTTAAGGCCAAATGGATTCTCACCGGCAATTGGTTATTCAAACAACAAATACATATCGGCAACTAAAACATACATCATAGCACAGCCGAGCAATTATGGTGGAATGTATGGATATGTATTCCCGCAGATTAGCACTTCAATCGGTGGTGGAGCATCGTATCCTGCTGTCAATTGTGCTTACATCGCTTCCGGTGGTCCGTGGGCTTTTTCAAGCAGCGTTTACGACTATAATCTTGAGCGGGTTTTTACAACCGATCCGCTGACTCCAGCTACAACCAACGTCTTTGGTTCTGATTTCTGGATCAACAAATGGGGAGGAAAAGGTGGCGTTGATGCGTCTGTCAGAGTTCTGGGGAGACCCAATAAGACGATTCAAGATAACGGAGTCGCTGACGATGTATTCAAAGACCAAAACAACGCCGCAATGGCTTGTTTGGCTCCGTGGTATACTCAAGTTTCTGTAACCACTACAGAGCAAGCTTACATTGCGGACATCAGATGGACTTCATCCACTTATTTTGATCTCCAGTTTTCCAGCACTGCAAACGCTCTGAATTACGATGGAATTGGACCGTTCTACCACAAGATTCCAAAGTCAGCGTTTTTGTGGAATCTGTTGGAAGCTCACGTTTCTGGATGGAATCGGTCTGTCCCGTTAGCTCATGGCGAAGTGTGGTGTCCAATTTACAGTTTTGATGCTGGCGGTGCATTGGTTGCGGATACGCTTGGAGATTTGATTCCGAAGGATACAACGGTCACTTGCTTGGACACAATGTGGGGGCCGTCTTTCTTTATTACACAAAGCCAATACGATTCTTTGATTGCTAATGGAATACAAGCAAAGGAGTTGTATGACGTTAGCTTGTCTCAATACTATTGGATAGTTACACAAATGGATCTGGCAACTTACAGCAGATCAAAGGGATTCGCTTCTTTCAATTTCGACTGCTCCAATCAGGTCATTGATGCGTCTGGAGGCATCTTGACTCCTGCAACCGCTTGGGAGCCAATGCGATCCTACGGCTTCGGTGAGACGACCCAATCTGCCAACTTTGAGGACGTTAACGGAGACCCATTCTATCGGTTCATTCGATACGTTGATCTCGACGTAGCTTGACACAAACCCACCGTTGGGTTATTGGTGTCTTCAGCCGATGAAATGTCCGTCCTGCAACTGCATTTTTGCCGCAAGTCTCCGCGAGATCGCGAAGGAGTTGGGTGCGTCCAAATCGTCGGCAAAGGCCGAAGCTTCCCGCGCAAATGGAAAGCGCGGAGGTAGGCCAAAGAAGACCAATGAAACAAGAAATTATTCCAAGTCAGAAACAGTCCGCGCTCGCGATAATGGCGAGCAAATTCAGCGTTGAACCCGCTCGTTTGCTGGAGACGCTGAAGGCAACCCTAATGCCCAAAGCAACGAACGAAGAGCTTCTCTCCTTCGTTGTCACCGCTAACCAGTACGGACTCAACCCGTTTACCCGAGAGATCTACGCTTTCCCCGCGCGGAATGGTGGCATCCAGCCCGTTGTCTCAGTCGATGGGTGGATACGCATGATGAACAATCACGCGAGCTTCGACGGCATCCAGTTCACGACCGAAGACAAAGACGGAAAGCCGTTCAGCGTAACCGCTACGATTCATCTCAAAGACCGGACCCATCCGGTGGAAGTGACTGAGTATTTCTCGGAATGCTCGCGGAATACTGAGCCGTGGAAGGTCAATCCTCGACGGATGTTGCGACACAAAGCGTTGATCCAATGCGCTCGCGTAGCGTTTGGGTTCAGCGGCATCACTGACGAAGAGGAAGCCATCCCGCAAGCTCCGGTCAACGTAACTCCATCGCGTCCAATCTTCCGCAGCAAGCTGGAGCCGAAGGTTGAACCCGAGTCTGAACCGACTCCGTCAGTGGTTGTTCAACCCACCGAGTTGACTCTTAACGAAGGGAAATCCAATGAGTGACGAACGCAGTGGATTACCGTCAGCGTCCGCAGCGAGCCGCTACGCTGCTTGTCTCGGAAGTTGGTGGCTTGAAAAGCAAATCGCAGAAGGTGTTGCCACGCACGACGCGACCATTGGAAACCGCATCCATGCGGCTCTTGCAATGGAGCCGGTGGAGAACCTGACATCAGACGAGACGTGGACCATTGATCGCTGCCGAGAGCAGGAACTGGAATTGGTGAAAGCGACGTTTCCAGAAACCATCGAAGAGCCGAGTGTGTGGCGCGAGAAGCGTTTGTGGTCCATCGATGACCGTGGGGTCAAACTCTGGAGCGGTAAGCCAGACGTTATCTACGTTGTCGGCTCCGCTGGTCTGATTATCGACTACAAGAGCGGTCGCGGTGCAGTCGAGGACGCTGCCGAGAACCTCCAGTTGCGGTGCTTGGTTGCTCTGCTCGACGAGAACTTTGGTTTCACATTCGACCGCATCACTGTGGCAATTGTGCAGCCTCTTGCAGGACTGCCAAGTGTCGCGGTCTACGAGTCAGCGGATATCCGCAATGCAATCGCGGAGTCTGCTGACCTGATGGAGCAGATCCAGAAGATCGGACATCCCCGCACTCCGTCCGAGTCCGCTTGCAAGTATTGCAAAGGCAAACCGTATTGTCCCGAAGCGCGGGAGCTTGCCATTGCTCCTCCGTTGAGCAATGCGCCAGATGGCATAACGCCAGACGCTATAGCATCAACGTTGACCAATCAGACGCTTGGAGCGTTCTTGGACCGTGCAGCACAAGCGGAGGCTGTCATTGAGGCTTGCCGGTCAGAAGCTCGACGGAGATTGAGCGAAGGGGACTCCATCGAAGGTTGGACGCTCAAAGAAGGATCGGTGCGCGAATCTATTTCAAACTCTGAAATAGTTGCGTCTCGGTTCTTGGAACTTGGAACTTATGAGCAGCTAAGTTCCGCAATCACGCTGAACAAAACGAAGCTCAAAGATGCTCTAAAGGTTGCGACTGGAACTAAAGGTCGCGACTTGGAATCAAAGCTGGATCAACTGCTTGCTGGCTGCACTGAAAGCAAGACCGGACAACCCACACTTACGAAGATCAAATGAATCAAACCCACCCAATGGAATTAGTCCGCGAGTTCATGCGGACCTATCAACAATGCATCCCAGAGCGTCCCGCACTGCCAGATCCCATCACGATCAACCTTCGGTATCGACTGATTGACGAGGAGGCTCAGGAGCTTTCCGAATCAACTTCCGCTGTCGAGTATCTCGACGCAATCGGAGATCTCTTGTACGTCGTATACGGAGCCGCGCTGGCTGCTGGATTCAGTCCGCATCAAGTGGACGCTGCTTTCACCGAGATCCATCGAAGCAATATGTCCAAAATCTGGACTGACGATGAGATTCATTCCATCCCCGCTGACTGCCGGTCTCACCGAGTTGGGGACAACCGACACATTGTGCGGAGAACGGACGGTAAGATCGCGAAGAGTCCGTCTTATTCTCCCGCTCGATTGGAGGGCTATACCCGATGAGACATCTATGGTCCCGAGGATTCGGACGGCTCCATTCTGATGCTGAAGTTATTACGAATGACGACGGTAAGAGATTCCTGCTCGCTGTCGTTGAGTTTGAGAAGCGAACTCTTGCGAACGGAAAACCCTACGCGCAACGGGTCACGTTCAGATCGTTTGACCCTGAAGACATGGACTGCGTGAGGATGCTCACTGAGGGGACGCATATCATGTTCGACGGTGATTGCGATGCGCTCGCTGAAAAGAGCGCGACTGGCTGGTGGTACGCGAATCCGCGCATCACCGGACGAATCCATGAGATCATCCCGCCGCACGATGCATCTTGATTTCCATGTCAGCGGAATCCCAAAGGCTCAACCGCGAGTCAAAGCGTTTGTGCGCGGTGGTCATGCGGGAGTCTACACTCCAGATTCAGCCGAGTCTTGGAAGCGAGCGGTCCGTCAGGAAGCCACTGCAAACGCTCCACGTTGCCTTCTGACGGGTCCGATTAGGTTGCAGCTCGACTTCTTCCTTCCACGACCCAAAGCGCATCTGGACAAGCACGGAGTCCCGAAGGCACAAAGTCCGGTTTGGCATTGCAAAAAACCGGATTTGGACAACCTCATCAAAGCGGTGACCGATGCGATAACCGACACTCAACGAGTCTGGTTGGACGACAGCCAGATTTACCAGATTACAGCGGTGAAAACATACGCTCTGTACGCTTCGGGATGCAGCGTAAGGATCAACGCTGACTGACTCTTGGAAAGTGCGGCATGGTGTGCAGGGAGATCCTGCAACGGGTTAGGTTTCATCCCATAGAAACACCGCATTTTCCTAAGGTTTTCGCTGGTTTTTGAAACTCTTGAAAAAAGTTGAAGATTTTTGTTGCAGATAACCCACCGATGGGTTTAACTCTCTCCATCGACGGCGATCAAGCCGACGAAGAAACGACAAGAATATGACGAACGAAAACATCATCTCCGCTGCTCCTGAACTGCTCTTGGCTCTCAAGTCTTTGACTCTGGAAATTGAGAGCATCCTGTCGCACGAAGCCGGAAAGACTCGCGACCAGTTGATGGAACGTCTGCACATGGATTACGACGGAAAGCTCCGCGCTGCACGGTTCGCGATCTCGAAAGCCAACGGCAGAACAAACTAAGAATCTCAAGAGGGGCGCGACTCTCCAACGCGCAACAAACCATAACTCATACCATCAAATACCATGACTTTTCCAAAGCTC